AAAAATTTAAATCTACAATTGTAAATGCAAAAAAACTTACTGAACAAAAAAGATATTATGTATCAAATTATGGTATAGAAAACTACATAGATATAGTAAATGGTAAAACAGATAAGATTGTCAAAGCACCAAACTATGATAGATTCCATGATAATGAACTAATAGAATGGTGGAGAAAGATGGCTACCAAAAGATTTGACAATCTAAATAAGGATGGTCGATTAAGAAACGACCTTGAAGTATGGACAAAAGATAGTGAAATTGACATTATCAGATGACGCTTGACATTAACATCAAACTATGGTATATTATACACAACTAAGGAGAAATTATGAGCAATTTTTTAAAAGATATTATTAAAGAAACTGGCAACGAATATGCTGGTTTAGTAAGTGAGGGTGTTGATAGTGCAGATGTAACAAGCTTCATTGACACAGGCTCATATTCATTCAATGCGTTACTATCAGGCAGTATATATGGTGGTATGCCAGGTAATAAAATTACGGCAATTGCAGGTGAAGCTGCTACAGGTAAAACATTCTTTGCATTAGGTATCTGTAAAAGTTTTTTAGACATGAACAAAGAAGCAGGTGTCATTTACTTTGAATCAGAGGGTGCAATCTCAAAGAGTATGATTGAGAGTAGAGGTGTAGACTCTAGTAGAATGGTAATTGTTCCTGTTGCAACAGTACAAGAATTTAGAAGTCAATCAATTAAAGTGATTGAAAAATATTTAGAACAACCAGAGAATACAAGAAAACCATTAATGTTTGTATTAGATAGTTTAGGTATGTTATCAACTACAAAAGAAATGGAAGACACAGCTGCTGGTAAAGAAACAAGAGATATGACAAGGTCACAAATTGTCAAATCCACATTTAGAGTTTTAACACTTAAATTAGGAAAAGCAAATATTCCTATGATAATGACCAATCACACATATGATGTTATTGGTTCTATGTTCCCACAAAAAGAAATGGGTGGCGGTTCAGGTTTGAAGTACGCTGCCTCATCAATCATCTACCTAGGTAAAAGAAAAGACAAAGACGGTACCGAAGTTGTAGGTAATATTATACATTGTAAAAATTACAAGTCAAGATTAACAAAAGAAAACGCTCAAATTGATGTGAAACTAACATACAAAACAGGACTAGATAGACACTATGGCCTATTAGAATTAGGTGAAGAAGCTGGTGTGTTTAAAAAAGTATCTACAAGATATGAAATGTCTGATGGTACAAAAGTATTTGGTAAAAGTATCAATGAGAATCCTGACAAGTATTTTACAAAAGAGGTATTAGATAAGATTGATGAACATACAAAAAGAAAATTCACATACGGACAAGACGAAGAGTAAATATGTATTTGCTCAAAAGGGCAATGCAGATTATTCGTCTATAAAACTTACTGAGGGTAAATTCAAAGATGTAATTTATCACTATGGTAATGTGTCATTTGCTCCTGAGGAAAATGCTGAGGGTAAATTGCCTATGAAGTTTGATTATGTAATTGACAAAAAACCAGATGATTTAAAGCTTGACAATCAAGAGTTTATAGATTATATTGGTGATATTTTATTAGAACTATTAGAAAAAAAGGTAAATGATGGCACAGCAATCCAGGATTGAGAATACAATAATTAATGGTCTGTTCTTCAAAGAAGAATACACTAGAAAAGTTTTACCTTTTATCAAAGAAGAATACTTTGGCAACCGTGTAGAACAATTATTGTTTGGTGAAGTATTTAAATTTATAGAAAAATATAATAATCTTCCAACTAAAGACGCCATTTTAATTGAACTCAATAGTAGAAGAGATATTAATGAAGAAGAATTACAACACATAAAAGATTATGTTGTTGCAGTTGAAGATACTGAGGCAGATGAACAATGGTTATTAGAAACTACAGAGAAGTTTTGTAAAGACCGTGCTGTTCACAATGCAGTATTAACTGGTATCAAAATCTTAGATAACAAAGATAAGAAACAAACGCCAGAGGCAATACCACATATTTTATCAGAGGCATTGGCCGTATCATTTGACAAATCAGTTGGTCACGATTACATAGAAGACGCAGAGAGTAGATTTAAATACTATCATACTAAAGAAAAAAGATATCAGTTTGATTTAGATTACATGAATAGAATTACCAAAGGTGGTGTTCCAAGTAAAACATTAAACATTGCTCTTGCAGGTACAGGTGTTGGTAAATCATTATTCATGTGTCATGTTGCTTCAAGTTATTTACTACAAGGTTTAAATGTATTGTATATTACATTAGAGATGGCAGAGGAAAGAATTGCAGAAAGAATTGACGCCAACTTATTAGATGTTACAATGGAAGACCTACATGAAATGCCTAAACAATTGTATGACGGCAAGATTAAAAAGTTGAGAGAAAAAACACAAGGTCAACTTATTGTCAAAGAATATCCAACAGCGTCTGCTCATAGCGGACATTTTAAATCATTGATTAATGAATTGGCTTTGAAAAAATCATTTAGACCAGATGTTATCTTTATAGATTATTTAAATATATGTGCTTCAAGTAGATTTAAAGGTGGTAATATTTCTTCTTACTTTTATATTAAAGCTATCGCTGAAGAACTAAGAGGTTTGGCTGTAGAACAAAATGTACCAATCTTTAGTGCAACACAAACAACTAGAACTGGTTTTGTATCAACTGATATTGGTCTTGAAGATACCTCTGAAAGTTTTGGTCTACCAGCAACTGCTGACTTTATGTTTGCGTTGATGTCAAATGAAGAACTAGAGGCATTAGGTCAGATGAAAGTAAAACAATTAAAGAATAGATATAATGACCCAAGCGTGAATAGAGCATTTATTATTGGTGTTGACAGAGCTAAAATGAGATTGTATGATGTACAACAAGCAAGTCAAAACATTGTTGATTCAGGTCAAGTAGAAGAAAAAGAGGATGCTTATAATAAGTTTAGTGAATTTAAATTGTAGTATATGGTAAAAAAGAAAACACAAAAAGTAAGATTTCATAAAGGCGATAAACGACCAGGTGGAGGTTTAGAAAGTAAATTGACATATTCAGTAGAAATGGCAAAAGAAGGCCGTAAAATTTTATGGCATGTAGTAGAACAACCAACAAACAACATTGTTGGTAAATACTTCTTTGAAGATGACGCAATGGTATTAGCAGACTTTCAGAATAAAAACAAAGTCTGGCAAGTAAATGGTGGTATTCCTAAATTTCTCTGGAATTGGGTAGCAGGTTCATACGAATAACTAATCTACAATAGTTGCCAAAAACTCCTAAATAGTATAAGGAGTTTAAATGGCATATTTACAAACAAAAGATTTTACAAAACCAGCCTCAGCAGGAGATTATGCTGGTCAAGATAGACATACCATTGTCGAATCTAAAATTAAAGACAAAAAACCTTTTGTCATTAGTGCAACCGAAACTGGTCCTAAAGTTTATGGTGTTGCATACGATAAAAAAACTAAGACCTTAGTTTATAAAAAATCATTATCATCTAAAGAAACTCTATCAGTATTAATAACTAAAATCTTTAAAGACAAAGATTTTGGTGGTGGTGCAGCCGGTTCAGGTGGTGGTGCAGACTTAACAAAGATTACAGAATCAGGTCAATGTTATTATTGTTCATATGCATTTAATGTCAGAGGTGGTGAAATTAAAAAACCACCTACATTAAAAGAATTAGGTCAAGGTGCTAGATATGTACAAGCAGATATGAATTTATATGATGTTATGAACAAATGTCCTGATGAATGGTTTGATGTGTTTATTAAAACAGCAAATGCAATTGTCAAAACATATAAAAACAAAGTTAGTGGTGTAGTTTATTTTCATAGAGGTTCTACCTTCATGCAAAAAATCTATGACGCAAAGGCCGAAATTGCAAAACTAGACGCAAGGTCTGATAATAGACAAGCGCCAGGTTCATTCAGTAATGATAAGTGGAATCCAGGTGACATATGGATGTCAACATATAAAACTACAGAATATCCATTAAACAATAGATACGAAACATGGTCAGAATTAAATCAACAAGTTTTAGATAGAGCAGGTAAATTAGGTGGTCAAACAAAACTATTAGGTATATCACTTAAAAAAGTAACAGCTTTAAATGCCACAATAACAGAATTTAATTTACCTAAAAGAGTAAACAATATCATGTCTAGTTACGAGGGGTTTAGATTTGGTAAAAAAGGTGACTTCTTTTCTTCACAAGATATATACATGTACATGAGTGGTCAAGAGGTACAATTTAGAACATTTAGTGGTGATAGTGCATGGCAAGGAGAAATAAAAGGTGCTTCTGCTGCTGGTGGTAAAATTGGTGGTGGTAATGTAAACTTCTATTGTCTAAAACATATAGGAGAAAATATAGGTGGTGGTCGTGGCAACTGGTCTGAAAAAACTATCTTGTCTAATATAAATGCAGAAAAAACTTATAGTTTATATGAGAGTTTTTATAATCAACAAAACACCTTTCAAAAGACAGACTTTCCTATATTACCTAAAGTAGATTTTATGAATAAATTTAAAGAACAAACTAATAACTTTAGAACTTCAAAGTATATGTGTTTATTGTTCTTAGAAACCTTTTACAAAGGTACACCTGTAAAGAGAAACAAAGTGGTAACCGAGATGGTAAGGTACGCAGCCTCAAATACTGACCAATCTTCTTACTTTATAAAGGTTTCATAGTATAAATAGTATTGGATTTGTTAATGGATTGACTGAGAGGGCTTGCCAAACCTCACAAATTATAGTATAATGGATAAAAATGAGAGAGTTAAATGTTTAATTTTAAAGGTTTCCTTACACAGGACAAGAACACACACTTAGAACATCTTGAAGATGATATCATCAATAGGGGTGCAGTAGGTGGTGACAATGCAATCAACTTCCTAAAATCAGTTAGAAATATGCTGGCCGGAACAACAGGCAGTAAAACAAATATTACTGTTAAATGGGACGGTGCGCCTGCTATTATTTGTGGTATCAATCCGGAAAATGGTAAATTTTTTGTTGGTACTAAATCAGTATTCAATGTCACACCTAAAATAAATTATACAGTAAGAGATATAAACAAAAATCATGGTGGTGTTGTAGCACAAAAGTTATCTGTATGTTTACAAAATTTATCAAGACTAAACATTAAAGGTATTCTACAAGGCGATTTGTTATTTACAAATGACCTAAAAGATATATCTATAAACGGTGAGAAAATGATATCGTTTACACCAAACACTATTACATATGCAGTACCAAAAGATAGTGATATTGGTAGAAGAATTGCCAGAGCTAAAATGGGTATTGTTTTTCACACTCAATATAGTGGTAAAAAAATGGATAGTTTATCAGCCAGTTTTGGTACAGTTACAGGTTCATCTAATAGAAGTATATTTTTGGCAAGTGCAGCTTATAAAGAAACTGCTGTGTTATTTCCTAAATCAGAGTTATCTAAATTTGACGCACAGATAAGAATGGCTGAAGGCTCTCTTAGAAAGGCTGCTCCTATTTTAAACTTAATGAGTAAAAATATATCAGATGACTTATCTGTTGGTTACAGATTAAAAACATACTTCAATCATTTCATTAGAAATTCAAATAGTAGTATGGACAAAGTTGCAGTTATGCAAAAACAATTTAGAGATTACTTTGAAAGTGTATTACAGAATGAAATAGATAGTAGAAAAACACCAAAAGGTAAAGATAAATTTATTAAAGCAAAGAAAGATGGTCTACAGTTTATTGATAGAAACAGACAGGCATTATACTTTGCTATCGCTTCACACATTACATTAGGTGTTGCAAAACAAACGCTTTTACAAAAGATGAATCAGATACAAAGTATTGGTAACTTCATTAGAACATCAACAGGTTACAGAGTGACAGCGCCTGAGGGTTATGTTGCAGTTGATAAAGTTGCAGGTGCAATTAAACTGGTTGACAGATTAGAATTTAGCAGACAAAACTTTACAATGCCAAAAGGATGGAATTAATGAGAACATTACCAGATACAATTGATTTAATTAAAAAGAAAATGATAGGAATATTAGATTGGTATTACTCAGTATGTGAAAAATATGGTGGTAAAATGTCTGTATGGGCATGGCAAAAAAGATGGGGCAATAGAGATAAAGGTACAGGTTATAGAAAATGAAGTCATTTAAACAATACTTTTTTGAAGCAATAAACGGACCTAAAATCATTATGATTGGTGGACCGGGTTCAGGTAAGTCAACTTATTCCGAATTAATAAAGAAAGAATTAGGTATTGCACACATTTATACTGGTGATATGATGAGAGCATTAGCAAAAGAAAATACACCAGACGGTAAGAAAGTAAAAGAATTATTATCTAAAGGTGAATTTGCACCTACACCTATTGTTATTGAAGCAGTAAAAAAAAGAATGAAACAGCCAGACGCAATGAAAGGGTATGTGTTTGATGGTTTTCCTAGAAATACTGAACAAGCAGAGGCAATGGAAGATAAAGGTATAGAATATGACCATGTTATTAATCTTGTGGTATCTGAGGAAGAGGTCATTAAAAGATTAACTTCAAGAGGTAGAGCAGATGATAAACCAGAGATTATAAAAAATAGAATTAAAGTATACCATAGAGAAACAGCACCTTTATTACAATACTATAAAGATGAAATAATAAATATTAAAGCTGAAGGAAGTACACCAGAGGCAATAGCAAAAGAAATAATTAAGAAAGTACAATGAAAAATTTTGACGACATAAGATTTCAAGAACTACAAGAGGGGTTATATGACCCTAATATCTTCAAGGCATTTTTCCTTGCAGGTGGTCCAGGTTCTGGTAAAACATTTGTAACTAGAAGTGCATTTGGTGGTACAGGTTTAAAATCAATTAATTCAGATAGTGCTTTTGAAAGAGCGTTGAAAAAAAATGGTCTATCTTTAAAAATGCCTGAAGATGAGGCAGAGGCTAGAGATATATTAAGAGCAAGAGCCAAAGGTATGACAGATACACAATTAGATATGTCATTAAAAGGTAGATTAGGTTTAGTAATAGACGGTACAGGTAGAGATTATGATAAGATTAAAAATCAAAAAGCAATATTAGACCAGTTAGGTTATGATTGTTATATGATATTTGTCAACACAAGTTTAGATGTTGCATTAGAAAGAAATAAAAAAAGAGAGAGAAGTGTACCAGAATATATTACAAGAAAATCACATGCTGTAGTACAAGCCAATATCGGTAAATTTCAAAATACTTTTGGTATGGGCAACATGATTATTATTGATAACAGTAAAGATGAAAAAGAATTGACCAATCAAATTATGGACAGATGTTCTAAAGCAGTAAGAAGATTGTTGAGTAATAAGATTAAGTCATACACAGCAAAAAGATGGATGGCGACAGAGAGAAGATTAAAAAGAAGATGAAAACATTTAAAGAAAGTATCATAGATATACCTAGAAGAACATATGCTAAGGCTGTGTTTGATGACGCTGATACTAACAACCCTAAAATTAAACCTACTGTAAAGGCATTGATTGATAAACAAATAGAGATGTTTGAAGAAGAATATCCTGTTGTTAAGGTTGGTCTTATTGGTTCTATTCTTACTAAAAGATATAGAGCAGACGCAGACTTAGATTTAAATGTGTTGTTTGATGTGCCAAAAGAAAAAAGGGAAGAAGAAAGAACTAGACTATCTAAAAAATATTTGTCAGCTGCTTCTCCTGATAGTATTCAAGGTAAGAATATACCTGGTACACAGCACCCTATTAACTATTACTTTATTACCGATATGAAAACATACAACGACCAAGAAAAAAAGGCAGACGCTGTATTTGATATCGAAGATAATAAATTTATTAAAAGACCAGATGATTTTACATTTGACAAATCAATGTATCTAAAAGACTTTGAAAGAAAGGTACAAGAAATTGATGTTGTCAAAGGAGAACTAAAAAGAGATATTATTGATTACAGAGAACTTGAAGAATTATCACCAGATGATATATTAAATCTACAAGAACTAATTAATGAAAAATTAGAAGAGATTGAAGATAGTATTAAAGATATTATTAAAATAGGTGATGGTGTTGACGCAGATAGAAGAGCTGCATTTGATAAAGATATGTCACCGGATGAAATAAGAAAATATGGAATTAAAAATAGATTACCTAAAAATGTCGTGTATAAAATGTTAGAGAAATATCACTATCTAAAATTCTATAAAAAATGTAAGAAGATTTTAGATGACGGTAAAGTATCTGATAAAGAGATTGACGATTTAGAAATGCATGAAGCAAAAGGAAAGTCTATAGCATTTGCATTTGGTAGATTTAATCCACCTACAATAGGTCACGAAAAACTTATAAGCAAAGTTAAATCATTACCTACAAATGATTACAAAATATATTTAAGTAGAAGTAATGACCCTAAAAAGAATCCATTATCTCCTAGAGATAAATTATCTATTATGAAAAAGATGTTTCCTACACATGCAAGAAACATTGAAATTAATCAGACCAATATGGTACTTGACATTGCTACAATGTTGTACAAAAAAGGTTACTCAGATGTAACTATGGTCGCTGGTTCAGATAGAGTAAGAGAGTTTGAAACTATACTAAAAAAATATAACGGTGTATCATCAAGACACGGCATGTATGACTTTGATACTATAAAGGTAGTATCTGCTGGTGAAAGGGACCCGGATGCCGAAGGTGCTTCAGGTATGAGCGCTAGTAAAATGAGAGCTGCAGCTGCCAAAGGTGACCTTAAAAGTTTTGAAAAAGGTTTACCAAGAGGTGTTGACGCAGACGGTATTATGAAACAAGTTAGAAAAGGTATGAACTTAGCTGCTAACTATTTACATATGAGAAATTTAAAACCAGTAGCCAGTTTAGAGGCCTTTGAACAACAACAAATTAGAGACCTTTATATCAGAGAACAGATATTTAATATTGGCGATACAGTAGATTATATCAAAGAAGACTTACAAGGCAAGGTAGTTAGAAAAGGTACTAATTATATTGTTGTTGAAGATAATAAAAACAATTTGCATAAAGCATGGATATGGGATTGTATTCCTGTATCAACAACTAATAGAGAGGTAGAGATGAGAGAACATAATTTGAATATTGATTATGGTTTTGAAGCTGTATCTGAGGTAAAAGAAGATATGGATGCTCAGCCTCAAGATAAAGATGTGAAGAAGAAAGATGGTACGCAACCTAAAAAGTATTACAAAGACTTAAAAAAAGATACAAAAGATAAGAGAGCAGACCATTTTAAGAACAAAGATACTACAAAAAACGATAACAAACCAGCACCAGGTGACAAAGGCGCTAAGACAAAACCAAGTATTCATACTAAAAAATATAAGCAAATGTATGGTGAAGTGCATGAAATAGGCACACCAGAGTACACAAAACATACAATTGACATGACACCAGGTCAGGAAAACCCTATCAAGAAAGTAAAAGGTTTCTTAGATAGAGAAAAAGAGAAGCCATCTGAAAAAGATATTAAAGAATGGGCAAGTACAGAGTCCACAATGAATAAATATAGACATAGATATAAAGAAACATGGAAGGCCAAACTACAAGAAGTGGTGGCCAGAATGATAGAGAAACTATAATGAAAACATTTAAAGAATTCGATAACATAGATGAGGCATGTGAAGAGTGTATATTTGAACACGAACAAGAAGGTATTTACGAGGCTGAATATCAAGGTAAGAAAGTAAAACTAAATGACCCCGTTAGAGGTGGTTCTAAGAAGTTTTATGTTTATGTTATGGACGGTGATAAAGTTAAAAAG